GCAGATATTGCGGCATAGTCAGAACCGTTATTGAAAGACTTTACCTGTCGGGCTTCCAGTAGCGGCAGGAGGCGAACGGAAAGCACTAACTTGATTGTACAGGGATACGAACTCTTGCGGACTTATAAATGGCTGTCCGCCCATTGGATTTTTAGCGTCGTACTCGGCCTTGCTCTGTACGTACAGTTTGGCAAGATCCGTTTTACCCGCTGCAATTTCTGCGGCTTTACGTAAACCAGCTTCCAGATTGTTTCCACCCAGCGCTAGTGCCATGCGCATCTCTGGAGTTGGTGCCATTGCCCGCGCATTTGCGCCTGCCTGTTCGTACTGTGTCTTAAGCATCTCCATCTTAGCGCCAAACATGGCGCGCCTATCAGCGGCTTCAGCGGAAAATTGGGTGCGGTTTTCTTCTGATCCTAGCTGGGCCTTAACATTTTTGTTTGTGTTGTATAGCGCTTGCCCTGCGGTATACAGTCTTTCAGCGGCAGCGGCATTCGTTTTAAACAAGTCTTGTGCCGCACTAACACCTAGCGCATCGGCTTGAGCGTTGAGCTGTTGGCCGTGTTGCATAAGATTCATTCTTGTAGCAAAGTCACCACGTTCGGCGGCGTCCCTTGCAGCCTCAATGGTAGTGCGTTGTTGATTGCGCCGCTCTGCTGCAACTTCAAGTTTTTCTACTGCGGAACTATAGTTTTCCGCTCCGACTTTAGCCCCGGCACCAATATTGCGTAAGACCGCTCCAAGCCCTTTGCCGCCGTATGGGGACTCCATCATTTTAAACCCGGCCATCATCAACGCCATGCCTTGGGCCTGTTCTTTTTTGCTTGCGCCAAGCTCTTCTTCTTTATTCAACCGCGCAAGAGTTTCTGAAAATAGATTTTTTGTTGGCTTATTAGCTTCGTAATAGGTTTCTGCTTCTTTACCCATCTTACGTAGTCCGGCTTGTGCGCCTTGAACTTGCGTCATTAACTCAGATGGATCGACAAGCTGCCCAACTTCCCCTTTAACTGCTGCAACAGTTGGTTTATCGCCAACTTCATAGGGAGTGCGTTCTAGTGTAGGCGTAGCTAGTGTTGGAATCGAAGGGGCTTTGATCGTTGCAATCCCAGTAGGTCTATATGGCGGTTGTCCTTGCGCCCCCTTTATAGCGCTAGCAAGCTGCGCAGCAGTAGGAACGTTAAGCGCGCCCTGCCCCGGTGTCATTGGAATAACTTTGCCAGTTTCTTCTGCGGAAGGGCGAATTCTCCCCGCTTCAAGATCCGCAACAAACTTCTGCATTCCGGGCCGCGCAAACAAGTCTTTCAATGCATTTTTGCGCGTCATTTCCTCAATGGCGTCCGCCGCCGTACCCATCGTGGGTTGGTCCCCATATAGCTGCGCTATATTCGGAGGGTTTTGCCACGGGTTATATCCCGGATCTCGCAGCATCTCAGGCATCATTGAAACATTGGGCGTGCGCACAAGACTTGTCACGGCACCATCGTACCGGGGCACACCACCATCGGCATAGCCAACAGCCTCGCCCGCATCAGGATAACCAGCGATCCCACCGTCAGCCATACCTTGCATATTGGGCGCAGGCAAACCGGCTAGGCCCTGCGGAGCCGCGCTGGGACCGGAAGGTGGAGGCATTTGTTGAGGGGGGCCGGGCGGCATAGCCGGCGGCATTTGCATACCCGGCGGACCTTGTGGGGGCATACCCTGCGGTGGCATCTGGCCTTGTGGCCCTCCGGGTGGCGGCATTGGCGCCCCACCTTGCCCTCCCATTCCGGGAGGTGCCATGCCTTGGGGGTTGAGCGCGGCTACAGCCTGTGAAATAACTTTTGGTTGCTCTTGCCCACTCATCAGCGCTTGCAAACGCTGCATCTCTTGTTTGCGATCCTTATCAACCTGCATTGCAAGGCTAACGTAGATTGCATTATCTTGATGTGTTGAAGCAAACTGTTGAAGCTGCGGGCCGTCCATCTTGGACAGCATGGAGTGGACTTTGGCAATGTCCGGGTGAGCGACGCTTTGCAAAGACATAGTTCTACCTTACCCCATTTGAGAGATTGCAATTGCAGGCAATCCACGCGGCTTACGAATAATACCGCCTTTTGCTTTAATCGGCGTAGAACCAAACAAGTTAGCCGCACCAAACGCAGCCGTACCAAAACCTGCAAGCTGCGAACCCAGACTTGGCGGTTGCTGATATATCGCCTGAGTTTGCTGGGTCAACGGCACTCCACGCAACACGTTTGAAAGCTGCCCAATCTGTTGGAATGGGAAGTTTTGCTGGTTGAGGAAGTCGTTGTAGTTCTGCGTAAGCTGCATCTGATTATAGTTCTGCGCCTGTACGCCCATCTGATTCTGGGCGTTGGCAATGTTCATAGCTTGCTGGTTATACAGGCCGCTCAAGTTTCCGTAGTTCTGCATGCCTTGCATGCCAGCGTTAAGCGCCTGTAGCCCATAGCCCGCACCGTACTGATTGGCTTGTTCTCGCAACTGGTTTGCTGCTTGACCGTACTGCGCAGCGTTTGCTGCCGAAACCATGCCTTGACCGTAACCATACTGGTTAGCAAGCTGTTGTTGCTGCTGAGTGGTCATCCCCGCTTGTTGATTAGCCAGCCCCGCTTGTAGGGCTTGGTTGTTGTATAACTGCTGCACGCCCAAATTTGCCGCAAGGTTCTGCTGCCCAACCGTAAGCCCCGCCTGCTGATTTGCAAGATTGGCTTGTTGCGCAAGCTGCGCATTTTGCATATTTGCGTTTTGCCCAAACTGACCTTGCTGCAAACCATACTGGCCCTGCAATGCTTGATTAGACATCGCAGTTTGCTGACGATTAGCAAGATTGGCCGCAGCTATTTGCTGGTCCATTAACCCTTGTTGCAAACCATACTGACCCATTAGCGCTTGGTTAGCCAACCCGGTTTGCTGATTCATCGACCCCTGTTGCAGCCCGTACTGACCTTGCAACGCTTGATTAGCTAATCCCGTTTGTTGACGATTAGCAAGATTAGCCATAGCCATCTGCTGATCCATCGTACCTTGCTGCAAACTAAACTGGTTTGTTGCGCTTTGGTTATTTATATTAGCGCCTTGTTGGAATCCTGCATTAGCCAACCTGACCGCTTGATCCATCTGACCTTGTGTCAGCCCGTACTGCCCCTGCCACGATTGATTGGCAAGTTGCTGTTGTTGTAGTGTTGAGCATTCTGTAGAGCAGTGTTGTACAGTTGGGTTTGATTAAACTTACTTGTGTCAATTCCTGCCGCCTGATTCAACTGTTGCGCGGTCAAGCCAGTCTGTGCGCCAAGACCCTGAGTCTGGAGCAGGGCGCTTAAATTCTGAACACCCGTTTGCTGTTGCACCGCTTGGTTAGCCAACGCCGCTTGGAGTGCCGCCTGCTGTTCAGTATTGAATTGGCCTTGTGCTTGTTGGAATGCAGTTTGCAAACCTGTGGCTTGAATATCCCCTTTCTGTACGGCTAAGTTGCGTGCCGCTTCAGCGTTCTCAATAGCTTGACGAGATCCACCAAAAGCACCGGCTTGAGCAAACCCCGCGCCACGTTTAGTTGAGGCAATATCTGCTTGGCGCTGCGCTTCGCGTTGTTGTATGTCCACCACACTTTGCATGTATGGGGACATGTACGCATTGGTTGCTCCGGGCTGCGTAAACGATTGAGTCCCTACATTCCCCGCCCCCTGCATTTGAAAACGCTCAAGCGGAAGCGCATTAACTCGGTCATACCCAATGGCTGTGGGTTTGTAGTCAAGTTGTTTACCAGTATATAAAGGCACTTCTCCAAGCTTAGTGAAGTCAGCCTTCGCTGCCTCCATCATTGCTGCGGCTCTAAGCTGAGCCGCTGTGCCTGTTTGCGCTTGCATCATGGGAACAGGACCCAACCGTGCTGCGTATGCCATAGGTGCAGCACTTAACTGCGCTGCTTGCGACATAGGCGCAGCACTTAACTGCGCTGCTGTACCTGTTTGAAACTCGCCTAATGGGGCCGCACCTAGCTGAGCCGCATTTGCAACAGATCCCGACACATTTTGCGGGCCTTGCATTTGGTAGTATTGCGCGCCTTGCGGTGCTACTGACTGGTAGCTAAACTGCCCCGGTTGATACGCAGCAGGCGCTGCATATTGGTTGCCATAAGCTGTCGGGTTATAGCTTGATGTACCGGCCTGCGCGGCCAAGTTGTACATGTTTTGGAGCGAGTTACCTGCTTGCGCCCCCAGCCCCAGTCCGGCGATTCCTTGATATGCTTGCTGGCTAAGTGCGTCCGGCCCAGCAATCCGCTGCCCTTGGTATGTCTGATAAGGTCTAAGCCCCGATACCTGCGGCTGACCATTGGCGTCAAGAATTAACTGCCCGTTGGCATCTCGCTTATAGTCGTAAATCGCCCCCTCAGTAGCACCAAGCATGCGCTCAACCTGCGCACGCGCATAGTCAGGGATCGAGGTCTGTGACTGGATAATCTGTTGTGGATCTGCCATGACTATTCCTTATGCGGGCAGCAGGCGTTCTGCGTTTGTGTCGGTAGCTACACGGTCGCGCCCTACCGTTTTGCTTCGTGCTCGCTGAACACGGTCCATCATTGCGTATAGTTTACGCGCGCCGGCCTCGGTCGAGCCGTTGCCAATCTCAGACACGATGCGCGCCGGTACAACAAACTCACCATCGGCTAGCCGCGCGGGTTGGCGATCCCCAATCATTGCCGGGATGTTATCCGACACACCATCACCGGGACCACGAAGCAAGCGTCCGCCATCTGAGTAGCCGCCCAACGTCCCCAAACCGCCTTGGTTGAAAGCCACAACACCACCCGTCGCAGCTTTGTATGGCTCGGGTACATCGTATGTGTCGTTAAAGTAGCGTGCTTCTCCTTGCCCTGTGTAAGGCGTGGGGTTCTGTTTGCGGTTAAGAATGATCGGGCGGATCATCGCCTGCGGAGAAACACTACCTAGCGTTGGCATTTTGGCGGTTTGGCCAGCGTGTATGGCGGACATAATTGGGAGTCCCAACGCTGCTAGCTTACCCGCGCCTGCCATAGTGCTGCCGCCACCGAGGGTATTGAGCGCCGACATTGGGTTATCCATTGCCGACGAAACGCCACCGCTTAATTTATCAAAAGCAGACATGTTGGCTGCTGCGGCTTGGCCTTGTTGAGCAGCATACTGTGCGGCCTCTACGGGATTAATCATTCCTGCGGCTTCGGGCGCACCCGCAATTACGGAGTTGTACGCCCCTTGAGTAGCTGCTTGCGAAGCAGCGTCTGCTCCAATATTAGATAGCCCGCTACTAAGACTTGCCCCGCCATACGCACCAAGCCCAGCCATAAGACCTTTTTGCAAGCTCCCCGTAGCCAGAGCGCCAATCCCGCCAGTAATCAATCCAGCCGCAGCCGCGTTGGATATGCCGCCAAGCATCGTCCCAAGCCCGGGCACGAAGTAATCAAGCGCAAACCCTGCAAGTGGCGCAGCTATCGGTTTAATTGCTTTCCACGCCTGACTGAAGATGTTGGCTTCCGGCAGACCTGTGTGTGGGTTAATAGTCAGCGAGCCGCCATGCGCCATAGCCAAGCGTTGGAGTCCGTGAACTTCGTCCGGCGTTACGTGCATAAGCATCGAGTCGCCATTGCGACCGTAGCCCGCCATGTGTTGGGCAAGATTATGTAGGCTCATGATTATCCAACTTTCCAATTAGTGCCATCTGAATATACGGGCACTTTAGTTGACCCACCACCGGCTACCGTGGAACCGAACGTAGATACAGAAGAATCCGTAACAAACCCTCTAGCACCCACACCGGATGCAACCGCACTTGATAACTTGGCTACCGTTACGGGAGTGCTTGGTCGGTTAACCGCGCTATCAACTTGATTGAAGTACAGCCGTAAGATGTTGGTAAGGTTGTTAATATAGTTCTGGTCGTACTCAACCGTTGAGTTGGGTAGACGCGGGGCTACGATATTACTCATCTACGGCCATCATTTCTGATATCGATTCGAGGAGCGCCAAGCTGCCACTGAAGCCCAAGCTGGTTCCCTTCAATCTTAAACGCCATCTGGCGTCCACGCACGCGAGTGTAGATCTGCCCAGTATACGCTTCAATAGGATACGTAGATGTCCGGGTAGACGTAGCGTAGGCGCTGCCCCCCACAGATAGGGGGCTATTGTACCCCGAACCTGAGTTCTGCATAGGGTATAGCGTCATGGTTACCTGTGGACTTGTGGCAGTAGACCCATCGAATTTAAGGTCCGGCAGCATCCGCCACACAAAACCAAAGTTGTGCCCGTCGTCAATATCAAATTCGGACGACAATATGTAAGACGGAATAGGCAAACCAGTAACGGAATCGGTACAGTCGTTCACACCGTTCTCATGCCAGACAAGGTTCTTAGAATATGTAGCTGCGATTGGGTAATCGTTCAGCCCGCTATCAATCCAAGCTGTACGCCCCATCGTGCCGTAGTACCAGACATTTTCCAAATAGTTGTAGATGACATACTTATCTACAACCGTGCTATTGCCGGAACAGTAGAACCACCAGACCTCATTAAAGCCCTCGTTAGTACTACAAAAAACTTGATCAAACTGATTCTTATTTACGCTCTCAAACACATACTGACGAAGATCGCAGCTAAGCGTCTGTACACGACCATCATATTTATAGAACTTATCAATGCCCATCCAGTACACAACACCAGATGCCAGCGCAGTAGCGTTAGATCCCGCAATTGAAATGTTGTCGCCAAGAAGCTGAGAAGACCAGACGTAAGGGGGTCCCAAATATTGTAAGGAATATACGGAACTATCGGTAAGCACAACTATTTCTTGACGGTTCTGTACAGTCGTAACAATTTTTGAGCCGTGTGACAACCGCACACTACCCGCCTGATTAGTAATTTGGGGATACCAAGTAGTCAGTGAATCCTGATCCGACCAACGAATCAACATCGGGTCAAGCGTCGTGCTACCAATATCGTTTGTGCCGAACACCAAGATAAACCGGCTGGCATCTGACACAGTGAATGTGTTCTGGTACAGCGGCGTATAGCCATCAGACTCTGCAATACTAGCAAGTGGGTACCCGCGCGCAGCAATAGATTGCGTCCCAGATTGGGAACCAGAAGTATTAATCAGCGCACCGCCATATGTAGCGGTCAGATTGCACGTAGTACCGCTGGAATTAGCAACGTAGTAGACTTTACCCGGTATAAGCCCTGTGGGTAGCCAGCCAGTAGTTGTCAGCGTTACTGCGGTGCCATTGGTTAAAGAATACCCAAGCGTCAATACAGCGGGGCTGGCAATCGTCACGGAAAACGCGGTGTTTTGATAACCCGTGTTGGCGTCCCAATAATAGAGCGGTGATCCACGTGGGCCGTAGAGCAGGTTCTGCCCGTAGTTCATCTGGTTCCAAAGCTGCAAAGCAACTGTAGAAGTTCCACTATTGCCCCAAGTCCCCGAACTCCAAGCCCCGGCTCCCCACCCCACAAGCGGAACCGCATATTCTGGGCCAACATTTGTTTGATATGAAATGTAGACCGTACCCCCGCCCGTTGCGGTAGATGCAACTACGCCCTGAACCGTAATAGTGTATGTGTTGGCAGACACGTAAGTAATAACATACTCACCCGTAGGAATAGTTAAACCGCCCACAGTAGGAGCCGCGCCGGGATAATAAATAGTTATGTAACTGCCGTTTGTGGCCCCGTGCGCATTATCTGTTACTGTAACAACTGTGTCTGCAACTACAGAACTACCGCCCCAAACGTCCGCGCTCCAAGTAAGGTACCCCCAAGACCCGACATTACTTGTCGGCGCTACACTAAAAGGGTTAGTCAACGTGCTGGTTTTACGGATTGGGGTGATGTCGTAATACGCCCCACCATTCAAAATATAAAACTTTAGGTTTGTGCCAACACCCAACAAGTTCTGTGCGCCAAGCGTCGCCCAAGACCAAAGTGAACGACAGATACCAAGAAATTTGTTACCTGAAACTTGTAGCCATCCGCCAATTTTCTCAGGCGTGCCTTGTCGAAAACGAATCTTTTCAGACTCGTAGTAGCCGCCCTCGTTAGTGTACCGCGTGTTTTCGCGGTTAACTCCGGGCTTGAACAGCAGCTTTTTTAACGGCATTACTTGCTCGCTACACCCTTACTTTTCTCAAAAGACCTCATGCCGCCAAAACCGAGAAGACCCGCAAGGAGAGTCATAAGTTGCTCAACGTCAAGATCCGGGGGCGGGGCCAGTCCTTTAGGGATTATGTCATAACCTTGACCAAAAGCCCAACACCACTGCATCAACGGATAGCCTAAGAACTGGTAAGCCAGGCCCAGCACCCCAACCCAGCCCACAGCAGGACGCCACCCACTGACAAATACGCTACTAGACGCCGCTTCAATCTTATTGACATCCACTTGCGCGAGGTCTGTAGTCTGGTCAATCCTTTTTTCTTCAAGGTCGAGCTTACGGTCCTCCAACGCCATTTCCATGCGTTCTTTATCTGTCGTGATGAGGTCACCCGCGACCTTGCCAACGCCTTCAATTATCGACCCTATCCCAATTAAATCCATTACTTGAGTCCTTGCAGGGGGATAAAGCCGCCCAACGCAAATTCTTCAGCCACAAGATCCCGTAGATCTTTTGCGTTTTCTTTTGACTCAAACAAGCCGAGATAGTAGTGCCGACCGTTTCTTTTTATTTGAGCCATCCACTTTCCTGCTTTTGCGTGCCAAGACACGCCTTCCAAACCAGATGTGTTGTGTGAACGCATACCCATATTGACGTTGTTGTCGGCGTAAGACACATCGCGCAAATTTTGCAGCCGGTTATCGGTTTTGTCCCTGTTGATGTGATCAATCGTTTGCGTGGGCCAACTACCATGCGTCAAAAACCACGCTAGACGATGGGCGTACAATTGAATCCCACAAACGCACACACACAAGTAACCGTTCGATTTGTCCAAAGAACCTTTTGTTACGGTTCCTTTTTTTGCGCCCTTACCGCTACCGACCAAACGAACGAACTCTCCGGTATTCGGATTGTAAGAAATTGCTCTAGCCGCTTCTGCGTAGTTTATGGTTTTCATTTGAGTCCGTTAAGCGTTCTTTGAATCCAACCAAGAAGGAACTTGGATTGACTACGGTCCTTATTGCAAATGTTGGCGTATCGTTGGATCTTGGCTAACGCATATGCTGGCACAAACTTTTCTGGCGTACAAATGTTCAACCGTTCGACTGTTTTGGGTCCGATTGCTCCGTCTGGGGTGACTCCGACGATAAGCTGGGCGAGCTTGATTGCAACTCCGGTTCCGGTGTTGACGGCGAAATTGAAGACGGTCTCGGCAATAGCTTGTTCCTTAATGTCGTCACCTCTAACACGGTCCCAGAAATTAGATTTGTAAAATTCCCGAACCAAAGGCGTAGCGCTGCCAAAATCTTTTTGATCAATGAATCTCCACCCGCCCCAGTCGGGGTTTGGTTTTCTTGCGATTCCTGCATACGTCTGTCCCCCCCGGTCTCCCGGAATGTCAGTTAGTTGGTATCCACCCTCGTCGTGGATCATTTTTTCAAAGGCCGGATTGAAATCAGCCATTACTTCTTCATCCGTTCTTCAAGGATCACAATCCGCTCACGATTGATGTGGATCAGTTCCCGGTTTTCATTGATCTGCTTTTCAAGATCCTGACGCAACTTCTCTCTCGCCAACTCAGCGCCAGAGTTTGCCGCCTGTTTGTTGTCGGATGTGACAACAAGTGAGATTTTGGCATTAAGTACCGTGACATCGTGGCTGAGTTTGTCCAGCGACGACATCAGGTAAACCACGCAAGTGAAAAGGATCGGCAAAACAGCAAACGCCGTCTTCTCGATCAACTGACTTTTGGCTTCTAGTTTCTCGGTCATGCTTTATCCCTCATCTTGTTGATGATCTCAAAGGCCGACTTGACTTTTTCTTCCAACACAGCTACCCGTAGATCCAACTTGGACAGCACAACAATCAAGGTCACCAGACCAAGGATCACGGGCCATGCTTTTAGAAAAAGTTCAGCTATTTCCATTACCGTGCATCCTTACGTACTCGCTACGAAGAAACGTCACCTTCTTGCGCCCATCATGCCGTTTGACTTTACCCAAAGCTGGTGGGTTATTCAAGTATTCTGCGGCTCGCAAAATCATGTCCGGGTCATCTTCAAAGATACCAAGCGCCGTGTTGCATCGCTTACATAAGATCCCACGAACATCATCTGAGTCGTGGCAGTGATCTACGGCAAACTTGTATTGTTTGAGTTTGAGAGGGTTGTCACAGATAGCGCAATTATACCCCTGGAGCTTCAAAAGAAGCTCATAATCTGCGGGAGATAGCCCAAAACGAGAAAGACGGTTTACATCCGCCTTGCACGCACTACAGAGAAAATAGTCCTTGCGGCCGTGGATGATTAGGTCATCCTTGGAAAACTCGCCAAGGCACACGGCGCAAGATGGCATTTTGAAACCCCGGTGGATCGCACCGGGGCCGGACCTTAGTTGTCGGTCTGCTCGTCGTCTTCTTCAGCTTCTTCAGCTTCTTCAGCTTCTTCGTCTTCTTCGTCTTCTTCGTCTTCTTCAGCGTCGTCAGTTTCAGCAACTGCGTTAGCAGTAACTTCAAACTGCGCTTCGATGTGTGAAGAGAAGAGAGAAGACAGGGTGAACTCGTTGATGCCGCTTTCAACAGCGACAGCAAATGCAACAGAGAACAAACCGTTCAGCGCATCAATAGGCTCAGAACCATCGATGGCGGCAATGATCAAGTCTTTCATGAAAATCTCCGGAGGTTAGATGGGCGGTTGCCCGTCGCAATTTTACAGCGCCTGTAAGACAGGGAGGTTACTTCTTCAAACCCTTGAGCGTCTCGGCTAGCCGTGCGCGTTGTCCGAGTTTGCCCGGTTTTTTTGCCGCAGCCGCAAGTTTTTTCTCTGGGATTGGTTTGCCGGGTTTGGCCCCAAGTTCAGCACGAAGCGCACCCGGCTTCTTAATTGCGTTTTGAATCCATTTCTCAGCCATGATCACCCCTTATGGCACGGTTGTTACCGTAGAAGTTAATGTAGATGTTGCAGCAGTAAGTGTTGATGCAGCGTCAGTAAGTGACCCTGCGGCATCTGTAAGCCCTCCAGTACTGCTAGAAATTGAAGGCGTTGCCGCAGTAAAAGACGATGCGGAATATGTGTAGCTACCGTATGTGCCAGTTAATCCGCCATTTGTTGGTAATTTAATGCTTATAAAAGTATTGTTAGTAATACCAACAACGTAAAAGCTGTTAATCGCATCTACTGCAATACCATATCCAGTATCACTGTTTGAGGTTGCTAACGTCCTTTGCCACTGAATAGTTCCAGAAGTGTCGTATTTAGCTATAAAAATATCACTCGTACTGAAGCCGCTCGTTCGTCCAGTAACATAAACATTACTAGACGCATCAACGGCAACACCATAACATAGCATTGTAGCCGAACCCAAACTACGAAACCACTGAAGGGTTCCTGATGAATCGTATTTGCCTATTAAAGCGGCGGAACCAGTTGTCCCCGCAAGATACACGTTTCCAGATATGTCTACCGCAACACTTTGATAGTAAGGATTGCTAGTACTGGTGATTTTTTGCCACTGTATGGTTCCAGAAGAATCGTATTTAGCAATTATTCCCGTCGGCGTACTTGTGGTTCCACCGACATAAACATTTCCGGATGAATCCACGGCAATACCCAAACCCAAACAACTATTAGAGTCACTTAAAGTTCTTTGCCATTGAATTGTTCCAGAAGTGTTATATTTGGCTATTATTGCTAGAATATACCCCGTAACAATTTCAGTTGTAGACCCGGTAACATATACATTACCAGAAGAGTCTACTGCTACTGCGTAGGCAACATCAGGCAAAGATTTGCCTAATGTTCTTTGCCATTGTATTGTGCCAGAGGTGTTGTATTTTGTTATTAACAGTTCAGCATTTGCAGGCGATATGGGGTTTGTATATCCAACAACATAAACATTGTTAGAAGAATCTAGTGCAATACTGTTGCCCAGACTATTAGATGTGCTAACGCCCAGTGTTCTTTGCCACTGGATGGCTCCAAAACTGTCAGCTTTAGTTATCAGTGTATAACCAACAGTTGCTGTTGTGTATCCAGCAACATAAACATTACTATTTGAATCTACTGCAACGCCAGACGCTTTAGTATTAGCGCTTCCTAATGTTGAAATCCAATAAGGAATTGGGACAGGCCACGTACCTGCTCGGATATACCCTACTGCTTGGTCAAGCGTCCAAACGCCGGAGGCCGCAAGCGTTGTAGGAACTACAGGAGTCCGGGTAATTAACCCGCCGGGATAGCGTTCAGACATTGTTTATCCGAGGATTAAACGGTTTGTTTGCTTCTTCAATCTCTTCTGGTGTAGCGTCTCGCACCGTCCATGTCCAGTACCAAGTGCCGTCAGTCTGCTGTGGCGGTCCTGCTACACAACGTTGAGTCTTCGGGTCAAACGCTGGCATCTCCACCCACTCAACGTGAGCGTAGTCTTCTGCCCCAGCAGGGTCAATCTCAATGTCTCCAATGTGCCGTGGAAACTCATTGGTCGATAGTTTGATGTATGAACTCATGGTACTGTTGTTATCGTGTAAGTTGCGGTAGATGTAGTGTTAGTAAAAGTTGGCGTAGAACCTGTAAGGGTCCCTGCGGCGTCAGTATTTGCTGTTGTTGAACTTGTAAGCGTAGATGTTGCGGCAGTGAAAGATGACGCCGCATAAGTATAAGTACCGTATGTACCAGTTAACGAGCCATCTCCGGGTAATTTAATAATTAAACCAAAAGACCCAAATTGTGCAGCAACATAATAATTACCGATGGCATCTACTGTAATACCCCAACCAACGGCATTACTACTACTTAAAGTTCTTTGCCATTGGATTGTGCCAGAAGTATTATATTTGGCTATAAAAATAGTGCCGGGTGGGCTATATGTTGCGTTAGCACAACCAGTAACATACGCATTACCCGATGAATCAACTGCAATACCGTAACCATAATCTTGGCTAGTCCCGCCTAATATTCTTTGCCACTGAAGCGTCCCAGAAGTATCGTATTTAGCTATTATTACATCATTGAGGCCAGCACCCTGATTACTAGTTGATCCAGTAAAATATATGTTACCAGATGAATCTACAGCAGCGGCAACAAATGAAGTAGCACTTCCGACTAGTGCTTTTTGCCATTGAATTGTTCCGGATGTATCGTATTTAACAATTTGAGCATTACCAGTTCCCCCGGCTATACAAGCGTAAACATTATTAGCGGAATCTAGTGCAATGCCTGTGTAACTATTACTGGCCCCACTTAATGTCCGCTGCCACTGAATAGTTCCAGAAGTATCATACTTGGCTATTAGTAATTTGTAAACGGCTGCGCCTAAATCGTATGACGAAGCGGAAACATAAACATTACTAGACCCATCTACTGCAATTGCATAACCAATATCGTTAGTATTAGTGCCAGTGATACCCAATAATCTTTGCCATTGAAGGGTCCCGGAAATATTATATTTAGCTATTAAAACATCATAATCGTTTGTTGGGGTTACAACCGCATCCGAAGCCCCAACTACATAAACATTTTCAGAAGAATCTATTGCAACACCTTGTCCGATGTTGTTAGTTGCACCACCCGGTAAAGTTTTTTGCCACTGAATTACTCCAGAGCTATTGTATTTGCTTGCTTGTAAAGAATTATTGCCTGCAGTATTGTATCCACCAATATAAATATTTCCAGACGGGGCTACTGCAACACTTTGGTTAGATGCAGAGTTAATTCTTCCAATCCAGTATGTATTTTGCGCAGGCCAAGTTCCTGCTCCTTGTGCTTGCAATTGCTGAACAAGCGTCCATACCCCAATAGCTGAACTGGTCGAAATGGTCGGCGGGGTAGCGGATATTACCGACCCTTTATAGCGCATTGACATGGCGCTAGTCCTTAGCTGATGACTTCGTAGCTGATACTGTAAGTAATTCCACTTGCCGTGCCAGAAGTCACTGTGATTGATGTGCCTTCTTGCAAATAAATTTGCGTGGTTTTGTCCACTATAATTAATGAAGCATTTGCCGGAACCGAAATTACCGAAGCGACTGGGTACGCCGTTCCACTTGAAGGAGCAGAACCTTGAGCTACAGCACCGTTGGTGTAAATGCTTACCGTGGCGTTTACAGCAGATGAGCCGTTGACGTTAGCCGCCACAATCTGGTTAATCTTGAAGACCTGCCCAGATGCCGCCGCGTTGGGAAGCAGAACAACTGCCGTTGTCCCCGTAGGTGTGTAGTAAGTGGTATTGCCAAGTGCCGTCGTTGCGGCCAAAAGATTCGGATTACTCACAGTTTTTCCTTAAATTGCGCCGAAGACTAGAGAAATCATTGTGGCTTTCGCCTGAGATACCCCAGAAGCCGCAGCCGCTGAAGATACCCAAGTAGTACCGTTAGACGTTAGTACGTTGCCGTTAGCGCCGGGAGCTACAGCCTGAACTGCGGCTACACCATTCCCAAGCAACACGTTATTTGCAGTTAACGTAGC